CAACTAACAACCCTTGATTTGAGCAGCAATACGGCTTTGACTGAATTGCATTGCAATAACAACCTACTAACAACGCTAAGATTAGGCAACAACCCTAAACTACAATTTATTAATTTCGAAGGAAATAATTTCTCTACTTTGGAGAAGGCTCGAATACAAGCAGCGGTGCCAAATTGTAGAATTTTGTGGTAGAAAATAAAAGTTGATTTTTTTTATACAATTATTAACAATTCCTAAATAGTAACAATTTAACCACTTTGAATAAAAATAATTATGAAACTAATAGACCAAATTAACCCCAAAAAATTAGAAACGTTTAATGAGCTTATTTATCTAACTGGATTGGCTTACATTATAGACGAAACACAAAAACAAAAAGAATCTTTGAAAGAAGGGTGTTTAGCAGACAAAAATTCCTTAAAATTCTACGATGACGAAAGTCCTTTAAAATTTAGATGTGGACAATAAAACAAAATAAACAACATAAAAAAATAATAACAATTTTTAACACATAAATAAACTTTAATAAAAAATGGATACAGATTATTTTGGGAATGTGTGGGAGGCAGCTGATAAAGCTGTTAGAGATTACCCAATAGGAACAAAGTTTAAAGCTATGGGGGGAGGTTACTGGGTAAGAAACCGCTTAGGTTTTAAGTGGGGTAATGGGTCAACCTTTCCAAATGTTGGTGGAGACTGGACTGGGGAAGTGTGTTTACCAACTACACAGAGTGACAATATTTGTGTGGCAGGAACTTGATTAAATAATCTAAACAATAAAAAACATGAAAAAAGGGGCAAAAAACACAAAAGAAACAAAATAAGAATGGAAAATGATACTTTTGGAATGTTTGATAAAGGATTAGATTTTGGCATTTTTGACCAAGAAAAGCCCCAAAAAACAGAAAAAACAGAAACAAAAGAAAAAAGGCGAACAGTAGCCTGTTTGGAATTGTCTTTAAAATACCTTTACAAAAGAGCGCATAGTGAAACGCAACTACTAGATTGTTTTAAAGATGGATTCTTTGACCCCAAAGAAGGACAATGCTATAATTTTATAACTGGAGGTGATGTAGATGCATTAAGTTACTTAAAACTAATTCTTAGGAAACAAACCTTAAATCATTGTTTGCTCTCTACTTGGTGTATGGCTGCTGAAGATATATTGCAAGTTTTTGAGTGGGTTAAAGAAAAAAAGATACTAAAGCTAGATTTGTACCTAGGCGAAATATTCCCTAATCAATATAAGATAGAATATAAAATGGTTAAAGATTTTTATATTGAAAACAAAGAACTCGGAAGGTTTGCTGTCTTTAAAAACCATTCAAAAGTAATAGCAGGAACTGGTAACGCTTTTGATTTTGGATGCCAAACATCGGCAAATGTGAACACCAACCCAAGGACAGAAAACGGCTGTATAACAATAGACAAGGGCTTGTACAATTTCTACAAAGAGTATTTCGATGGAATTAAAAGTTTTGAAAAATAAACCACGGCATAATGAAAAAACAAAAAAATCCTAAAACAGAAAAAAACCCCCTAGGGTCTGGACGTAACAAAATCCCAATAGACTGGAATAAAGTAGAATTACTTGCAACGTGCCATTGCACTGGAGTCGAGATTGCAAGTTTTCTAGGGATTAATTATGAAACATTAACCCGTAGATTTAGACAAGATAAGGTCAATGATATAGTTGATTTTATGGACTATATACACTCTAAACGGTCATCTGGCGTTGCATTAATTAAAACAAAACAATTCCAAGCGTTAAAAGAAGGTAATATTCCTATGGCTATTTGGCTTGGAAAACAGTACGCTGACCAATCCGACAAAAGAGAAGTCAAACAAGAAACGAAAAACGTAACAGAAAAAACAGATGCTGAATTAGATAAGGAAATAGCGGACTATGAGCGTAGCAACAAAGAAAGCGGACCATCTTAAGAACATAAACGAAAGGAGGATAAGACAAGCGAGGGAGAATTATTTTACGTTCCTAAAACTAATGTCACCTCCTGATTTTAATTGGAATTGGCATCATAGATATGTTTGTGATATACTACAAGAGTGGATTACAACCGACAATTTTAAACATTTGATGCTTTTTATGCCCCCTCAGCATCAAAAAACTACTATGTTGGTGGAGTTCCTTGTTCCTTGGGCTTTCGGAAAAAACGTTGATTATGCTATTCTTTTACTAATGGCTAACGCTACAATGGCAAAAAAGCAAAACAGAAAGATACAGCGTTTAATGCAGCGAGATATTTACAATACTGTTTTTCCTCACGTAAAATTGAATGAAAAAAACGTAGTATCTACGAACAAAGGAGCTTATGTTAAGAATAGCGAAGAATTTGAGATTGTAGGACATAGAGGGTTTTTCAAGTCCGTTGGAGTCGATGGGATGATAGCAGGAAACCCAGCAAAAATAACGCTTGTGGATGATATTATTAAGAACCAAGCACAAGCAAATAGCCAGACTTATAGAGATAGTACTGGGGAGTGGTGGGATGCGGAGCTCGATTCTAGGCAGCACAATGATAGCAAAATAGCTGCTACGATAACCAGAAGGCACGACGACGACCAATTTGGAAGGTTGCTTAAAAGGGATGGTTTGGTGGAAAATGGCGGAAAATGGAAAGTAGTAATCTTAGAAGCTATAAAGGACACTAACACTAATCCGACGGACATACGAAACAACGGAGAAGCGTTATTTCCCCAGCTGCATAGTTTAGAAAGATTAAAGGAAAAGCAGCTAAAAACTCCAAGAATTTTTGAAAGTCTATACCAGCAGCGACCGACAATTAAAGGTGGCGATTTAATAAAGGGGGAACATTTCAAAATAATGAAACTGAAAGAATGCCCTTTTCATTGGCAAGCGGTCACTTGGAACGCTTGGATAGATGGGGCTTGGACAGAAAAAACACACAACGACCCTACGGCGGTTGGCTACGAATATTTTGATAAGGTTAATAAAATACTGTATATTCGTAGAATTTACGACTTTAGAAAGAAAATTAGTGATGCTATAGAAACGTTTAAAACTATCTCGACTCTATACGACATTAATAATCGTAGCTTAGTGAACATAGAAACAAAAGCGAGCGGCGAAGCATTTAAAGATTTCTTATTTAAAAGCGGATATAATACGGCTGAAATAGATAACAAAACCGTACTTTTGGGTAAAATGACAAGGGTAGAACAAAGCGAACCTGTATTAGTTTCGGGGCGTATAGTTTTAATAGATGAAGGTGCTGATTGGATAGAGAAATTCATAATCCAATGTGAAGCTTTTCCAAATGGAAAACACGATGACATGGTAGATGTCTTAATGTACATGATACATAAATATTTTTTAAACGGTTCAAATCCTTACATAGCATAAAATGAAAAATGAAAAATTAATAGAGGTTTTATTAAACTCTAAAGAAACAATACAAGGCTTTTTAGCTGGAGATGCATACGAAGCTAGGAGTAACCAACAAGCTATACAAAATATGGATAGCTTGTTATGGAAGCTAGGGTATAGAAAGCCTAGAGAGGTGGCTACAGAAATAAAAACAGTTTCCCCTGTTAGAGATTTAGAGCTAAACAGAATCATAAATTTTCCATCTTTGCCATCTGAAAACCCTTTAGCTATTAAAGATATTAGCGAAAAAACAAGGGCTTCAACTCCTAAATTAAAGCGCACAACACCCGAGATGAAAATCGAAATATTGCGCTTGTTTAATGAAGAAAAAAACAGCATCGAAGAGGTGTCCGACATTATGCACGTTTTAAAAGAAAGTGTTTTAACTATACTGGGGCTAAATGAAACAGACAACTCCTTGGTTATCGCAAGCAGCGAGGGCGGCAGCGGCATTGATAAATTAAAAAAAGAAGTCAAAAAACGCCAAAATTCATGATAAGTTTTAAAATAGAAGGTGTCTTATACTCAACACCCAAAGGGCTAAGTGATATAACATTAGGTAGAAACCTAGAGTACATAGAAACGATTTACCCACAAATGCCAAAAGTTTTAAAAGAGTTGTTTAGTGCCGATTTTATTGAAAAATCCTTTATTGAAAGATATGAAGAACTAGATAATTTACAACTGGCAAAGTGCTATAAATATTACTCCAAGGTAGTCGCTTTTTGGTGTAAACTTGACGACTCTATTATTAATAAATATCTTGATATTGAGCAACTAGAACAAGCCTTTTTCTCTATCCACTTAACGCTTTTGTTAGACAAAGAGGAAGAAGATGTTTTGTTTAAGTCCTTTATTATTAACAAGAAAGAGTACTTTTTGCCAAATCGTTTTATGCTAGGTAGTACAGTCATAGAGTTTGCCGAAGCGGCTCAATTTGAAAAGTACTATGAGGAGGTTGAACAAGGCAACTTATACGCTTTGTTGGACGTTATGACCGTTATTTGCAGACCAAAGGATGAGGTTTATGATTCCGAAAACAACGAACACAGGAAGGAGATATTTAAAAAACTAACAATGGACAAGTTTGTTCAAGTAGGTTTTTTTTTGCTTCGACTAAAGAACAAATTAGACAGCGATTTGCTGATTTATTCACTTCAACAGGCGGCACTAACGAACGAAGTGAACGAATTGATAAAGAGTACGGCTGGTATCTAATTATAAAAAGAATCGCAGAAAGTGGAATTTTTACACTACCAAATAAAACCGCAATTAACAGCGCAGAATTAGCAGACTTGTATAAGTCTTTTTATTATTTATCTTGTCAAGAAGCCTTAAATAAAAAATAAATGACCTCACAAACACAAATAAGTAATTTATTTAATTTAATGTGCCAATTCGACACAAGAATTAAGGGCTATCATTACGGATGGCGTTCTGATATTAATAAAAATATCCAAAACAATTTTGACCCTCTTTACGAAACTGGGCGGCAATACCCAGCGGTTCAATTCGATGTTCCAGATTACGCTAATTATACTGAAATAGCAGATTATCAAGGCAACCAAGAGACTTTACAAATTACTCTATATTTCGATAATTTACAAAATATAGAGAATGACGGCACTGCCAAAGTGCTAAATCTAGTGGAGCAATGGGATGAGCTAAAGATTATTGCAGAAGACTTTATTAGCAATTTTTCTTTTTTATGGACGGATAAATACGAAGCTGGTTATATATCAGCTCCTAAGTTCATACAGCGTTCAAACCTGCACAACGCCAACCTGTTAACGTGGGAAGCCTCCTTTACTTTAGTAAGAACAGTAGCATGCATTTTAGATGTAAAC